AAAAATAAGGTTTCAGCACCAAAAACCATAGTCGAACAGCAGTTTGTACGTCAAAGCGGTGCAACAATAATGACAGAAAATGCATCCTCTATGATAGATCAAAAAAGATTACCAATAAAAAAGAATCACTCTAACTGTGTTACCAAGATAAAATGAAAACTTTCATAACATCATATTCGGATTGGCTTGAAGAATACAAAAAAGACAAGTATAAAACGTGGATCAGAGCAACTTTAAGTAATGATTCAGAAATATACTTAAAAGACTATACTGAGTGGATGGAACTAAAAGAACATTGCATCACTCATAAATTAGCTATTAAAAACGTTGGATTACAATATAGGTCACACTCTATTGAAGTTGACACAAACAATTCAGATGGTGTATACTTAGCCAAATCTATTTTAGGATCTTTTGGTCAATCAACTAAACAAACATTTACTATAGGTATATTGAAAGATAATATTGTCAATAAGACCACTTGGTTAATTCCAGAGCTAATAAAAGAATTAGAAAATAAAGATACAATTGAAAACTGTTTTGAAGAAGCATTGATATATAACTATGCAAAAGAAAGATAAACCAGAGCTTTTTAGTCAAGAATATCAAAAACAATGGTCAGAGACTCATAAATATAAACATATTCACACTGGTGAATATTGCACATTTGAGTCATATGTTGCTGAGTATATTGTGATTAGAAGATCAGAAAAGCTGAATCTAGGCAAGCCGTCATATAAGTTCTGGACAAAGGGAGATCCTCTACACTGGCTCTGGAAAAAGCAGCACGGTGCAGCCGTTCAGCTAAAAAAGAAATACAGCGAAGAAGCAATCTTATCCGCCATACAGTCTAAAGATTTTGACAAACTACTCGTCATTGGCATTCAAAATGGCAGAGGATACAAGGTAAATCCAGAGGCCGAAAAGATAATAGCCAAGCATCAACAAAAGATTGATGATGAAAAGGAAAAAATGCAGATAAACCTAGATGCAGAAGTAGAATCTCAAACCTTATCTTCTAGATCTGCATCATTTACATCAAACAAAAAGAGTATTAACAGACTGAGGAATTTATGAAATATCATGATATTATTGAACCTTACATTAATGATACAATGTCTATGGATATTAGACATGCTAAAATTATAGAACATTATATACTAGCATTGAAGGCATTTTCTAAATTCATAGAAGTTGGCTCATGTTATGGGGTATCGACTTCTTGCATTGTAAGGGGCTGTGAAGAAAGTCAAAACAAATGCGTATTAATAGATATATGTTTTACAGAACCTGTTCTAAAGATACGTGAAAAATCTCGCGGATCACTAGATCTAAAACTATATCAAGAGTCTAGCCTTGTGGCTTTAACAAAAGAGATAGATTCGGATTCAATTATACTATTAGATGGCGATCATACGCTAAATGCCGTCAAGTTAGAATCTGATATACTAAAACAGTATATGCCTAGATCCATCATATTGCATGATGTCTCTAATACATCTCAATATTGTGAAGGACCAAAGTGGGCATTTGACGAGTGGACTTCTATGGGGTATCATGGTATCATAGACTGCGAGGACAGAACCGGTGAAAGAACAAATAGGGGTCTTGGCATATTATGTCGGGACATAGAGGACTATCACAAAGCACAATCTGTTATGACACTATTCACTTGAGGAATTTATGAGCAAGGTTAAGAAGACTAATACAAAATTTTCAGAAGATGCAGTAAGCAGTTCGATAGTCAGCAAATACGGAGATGTTGTTAGAAGCGGTACGGAAGTTCTGCAAAATATCAACAACCTTGGTGTCATAGGAGTATCCCCAGCTTTAGATATAGCTCTTGGCGGTGGAATAAGAGAGGGGTCTGTAGTAGTAATGACAGGAGATCCAAAGAGCGGTAAAACAACAACCGCACTACATTTTGCTTCAAAGTGTCAAAAGCTAAATAAGAGAGTTATCTATGTCAATACTGAAGGTAGACTATCTAAGCAGAACTTTGATGGTATTAAAGGGCTAGAACCAGATAATATCCTAATAGTTGAGTCTACAGATGAAAGAGTATTGTCAGCAGAAGATTTTTTAAACATTATTGAGTACTACATAAACAATGATTCCGGTTGTTTGATTATTGCTGATTCATTGTCCAATATGGTTCCTTCTTGCGAACTTGAGGGAGAGGTACGCACGGGTGTAAGAAATGCGTTACCAAGGCTTTTGTCTATGTTTTTCAAGCGTATCAGCGGAACATTGATGAAAAACAAGACAATATTAATCTGCATTACGCACAATATTGCAAATACTGGCGGATCACCATATGCGCCACAAAAGATGGCAGACTGTGGAAATATGTTGCAATATCAAGCTGGAACTAACATGGTTATTACTCATCGTGGCAAGTGGCAAGTGCCAAAAGATACTGGCCCTCACGTTGGTCAGATAGCAAACTGGGTTATCAAAACGTCTAATGCCGGTGGAAGACCGAATAGCACAGCAGAAGGTTGGATTAAATATGGCATAGGTATAGATGAGGCACAGGAAATTATACAGATAGCATGTGAGTTTAGATTGATCAAGGCTTCTGGAGCATGGTATACTATTCAATGTGCGGTAGATGAAATTTCTAATCCTATCGTAGCACAGGTCTTAGAAGCTAATAATGTCAATAAAACTCCAGAGGACATTGAAAGATTCTTTAAGTTTCAAGGCATAAACAATGTCGCAGAATTTATCAATAACAATCCAGATATTGCTAATTTCCTCTATCAAAAAATTAAGGAGTTGCATTGAAAGTAATTGGTATAAATGGCAAAGAATATACTTGGAACTTAACTGGATATGATGTATTCAATGATGACAAACGTAAGCGGTCTAAATATCATATACGTGCAAGAAACTTATTAAAAGAAATATATAATAGCTATAGAATACTAGAAGAAGTGAAACTACCGGGAAGCACAGCGTTACACAGAAAATCTGTACTGTACCTTGACTTTTACATTCCTTCTATTAAACTGGGGGTTGAGGTTCATGGAGAACAGCACTATGAGTACAATGCATTTTTTCATAGGAGCAAAGCAGACTTCATAAAAGGCCAAGTGCGTGACGATGATAAGATAAACTGGTGTGAGTTGAATGGAATTGAGTTAATAACCCTAAAATATTCAGAAAGCGAAGATGAGTGGCGACAAAGAATTAAAGGCATCTGATAAGCTAGCGGAATATATAGCATCAATTAATGACTATATTAATCTGACAAATACAAAATTTTCATCTTTTAGAGAAGAATACTTGGTTGTAGCAGATATGTCATCTGAGCAACTAAGGAAAATGACACAAGCAGAACTTTTTGATGCCGCATATCTTCTATATGGTTATGCTACCTACATTCAAGATGAAATAAATAAGAATAAAGTGGCATTGAATTGGTGCAATGATCAAATGGAAAAAATGATTGTTAAGAACAGTCAAGAATTTGGCCAGTACACCAAACATGAATCTAAAAAGCACATATTAGCAAATACAAATTCTTATGCCGCCTCTTTAGAAAATATGCGAGAAATAGCAGAAGCTAGATTACAATCATTAGACGGTAAAGTATTTGAAGTAAAGAGAAAAGCAGACATATTACTTGAGAAAGGCAAACGATCATGAGCATGAACGATTTCATAAATATGCTCAACGATGAGCAAAAACAAGCTTTGTTAAAGGCACTTGTGGGTGATAGCCCAACCGTATCTAGCGTTCCAGAAGAAGTAAAGAAGGAAAGCATCAAACATATACAGTCTTCAACGCCAACTGCCAGCGTCAAAGAAGATTTCACAATGCATAGGCAGGATGACAATTCTAATGTAAGGAGAAAGGAACCCGTGAAAGCTAGAAAAAATGAGTGGCAAGATATGGGGGAAGATCGCCATATTGAAACCCCTCAATTTGAGCGTACACCACGTAAACGTCAGCCATATAAAAAAGCAGAAGTAGAGTGCAGCGTGTGCGGAAAAACTTTTAAAGAAGATCCAAAATGCATTCATGGAGAATATTATCGTTGCAATAGATGCATTGGTAGGTAACATGGAAACAAAGTTAATCGATGTGGGATCAGAACGTGCTGTATTAGCTGGACTTTTGCAGCACGGTCTTGATGCTTACGTTACTATATCTGACATAATTAACCAAGATACTTTTGGAAATTTGAACAATCAAATACTGTTCAAGTGTATCGAAAAGGTAATCTTGAATGATCAGAAGGTAGATATACCATCTATCCTATCGGTAGCAGAACAGTTTAATATATCAGATAGCATTAATACTGATCAAGAACTTAGATACATAAAGTCTTTAATGGACTTTCCAGTAAACAAGGATAATGTATTCAATTTTGCGATACAGATTAAGAAGTTTGAATTTGCAAGAAAGATCAAGAAATTAACATCTAAGATTCATCAAGATGTAGATAGTGTCACTGGATCAGAATCTATAAACGAGATTATACAAATATTAGAAAATCCAGTAACTGACTTTTTAAGAGAAGATGACAGTGGTGATCTTCCAGAAAAGATAGGAAAAGGCGCACAAGATTATTTAACTTTTCTAGAGGAAAATAAGTGCGATATTATTGGTATCCCAACTGGATTTAACAAGTATGATGAAGCCATTGGCGGCGGTCTACGTAGAAAATGTGTAGACTTAGTTTCTGCAAGACCAAAGGTTGGTAAAAGCGTTTTTGCCGATAATGTTGCACTAAATGTATCATCAAAAAATATACCGGTCTTAATGCTTGATACAGAAATGAGCAAAGAAGATCATCTAAATAGACTAATAGCGAATCTCAGCGGCGTTCCAATCAATGAAATTGCAACTGGACAATTCACAGACGATGAAGACAAACGCCAAAAGGTATCAGAGGCAATAAGCAAGATTGAATCTATACCATATAGCTATGTAAGCGTAGCCGGTAAGCCTTTTGATCAAATACTTAATCTAATCAAGCGATGGATTATGCAAGAAGTCAGAATGGATGAAAATGGCAAAACAAATGACTGCTTGATCATATATGACTATCTTAAACTAATGTCATCCAATTCTATTACTAATAATATACAAGAATACCAAGCACTTGGTTTTCAGATTACATCATTACATAATCTTTGTGTCAAGCTTGACATACCATGCTTGTCCTTTGTCCAATTAAATCGTGATGGTATAACAAAAGAAAGCACAGATGCCGTTTCTGGATCGGATAGATTGATCTGGTTATGCACATCATTCAGCATATTCAAAATTAAATCTCCAGAAGAATTAGCAGAAGATGGACCAAATGCTGGAAATAGAAAACTAGTACCTATTGTCTCAAGGCACGGTGCAGGATTGGACGATGGGGACTATATTAACATGGTTATGCAAGGTTCTCACGCAAAGTTACGAGAACTTAAAACTAGAAATGAATTTAAAAATCAGCCCGTTGGTGACACTGGCATGGTAAATCAAGACACTCTTACTAAGCTTAAAATTAATGGACTTACAGAAGATCAAGAATAATCTCAACAATCGTGCCGAAGAAGTATTTCGCAGTCTAGGTATGGAAATTGAGGAAGTAGGAGATAACATTTATTGTAATTGTCCAGCACATGAAGGCAGCGACAACCCTAGAGCATTTTCATTCTCTAAAGATAAAGGTATATGGAAATGCTGGACTAGAGATTGTCAACAACAATATCGAAATGATATTTTCGGAATTATACGTGGATATTTATCCAAACAAAATGGAGTAGATGTTGGCTTTTCCGAAGCATTAAGATGGTCATGTAATTTTCTCAAAATCAAACAACACAAACATGTTGTTATACCAGAAGTAATTCAAGAAGATGACTTTGCTAGAATAGTAAATACAATCTCTAAAGAAAACAATATAGTAAAAAGTTGTGAACCAATAGAATTAGATAAATGTGTTGATATCCCATCGAAGTATTTTCTTTCTCGCGGATTCAAAGAAGAAACATTGGGTCACTTTCAAGTTGGAGATTGTTACGATAAGTCTTCCAAACTATATGATAGATCCATAATTCCTATACATAATGATGACGGAACGTCTATAATAGCATGTATTGCAAGAGCGACAAAAGAATATAAACATCCCAAATTTTTAATTACGCCAACCGGTTTTGACAAACGCTATTTTTTTTACAACTACCATAGAGCCATCGAATCCATTAAGCAAACATCCTCAGTAATACTGGTAGAAGGTCAAAGCGATGTATGGAGACTACACGAAGCGGGTATCATACAGTGCATGAGCATTTTTGGAAGAACATTGAGCAAAGAGCAAGAAACAAAACTAAGCACACTGTCATTAACTCACATTGTAGTTTTATTAGACAACGATCAAGCAGGCAGAGAATCCAAAGTGCAAATACAGAGACAGCTAAATAGATTTTATAGACTGTCATTTCCTAAAATACCTACAAAAGACATTGGCGAGATGACAATAGAACAAATCAAAAAATATGTTTTTCCGCAGATCAAAGGAATAGTAAATGGTTAAAATTATTGGAATTTCCGGAAGAAAGCAGTCAGGCAAAAACACAGTAGCAAACTACATCAATGGTCAAGTTCTAAAAGAACGATCTATGATAAATGATTTTGCGATTAGCGATGATGGTGACTTGCTAATAAACACTCAGGATATAACTGGCACAAGTGGATATGGAATATTTGATGTTACCAGAAAAGATAATATTTTTGTTGACTACGCTGAAAGAGAACTATGGCCATATATAAAAGTTTATCACTTTGCAGACTACTTGAAAGAAATGTGCATAAATCTTTTTGGATTAAATGCACTAAATATCTATGGCACTGACGATCAAAAGAATGAGTCTACATTATTTTTATGGGAGGATATGCCAACCGAAACCAATAAAACTGGACACATGACTCATAGAGAGTTTTTGGAGTACTTTGGTACTAAAATAATAAGACGAGTAAGATCAGACGCTTGGGTATATGCAACAATAAATAAAATACTTCATGAAAACTCTCAATTAGCTATTGTTCCCGATGTTAGATTTCCAAATGAAGTCAAGGCTATCAAGGACAATGGCGGAATTGTTGTAAGATTAACTAGAAACATTTTTAATAGTGATTCTGAATCAGAGTCATCATTAGATAGCGATAAATTTGATTGGCACAATTTTGATACAGTACTTGACAATCATAATATGACATTAGAAGTTCTGTGCGATGAACTTAAAAACAATACTTTTTGGAGAATTTAAATGCTAGTAACCTATATACGATCTTCTAGTTATAATAATTATGCTTATTGTCAAATGCAATATTTTATTACATATGTACTAGGTCATCAATCAGATAGTGGGAAAAAAGCTGAACTAGGAACGATAGTTCACAAAGTTATGGAAGCATTAGCTCAACTTAAAAAGTACCAACAAGATAATCCCAAGAAAGCAACATTAACAATAGAAGACGATGCCTTAAAAACAGTATCTGTCAAAAAAAATGATTTTCTTAAAAGTTCCACTGTAGAAAATTTATTATCCAGAAGTTTTGATTTCTACACTGGAGGATCTAAGCATACTTTTACTAAAGGCGATAAAGATTTGTGCTTAAAGCTCGTTTGGGATACATTAAAATATAATGATGGACAGTTTGATCCTAGACTTAGAAAGATAGTTGCAGCAGAACCTCATTTTGATATACCGATTGATGAAGATTGGGCTTTTTACGAATACGAAGTAAATGGTCAAAAGGTGAAGGGGCAATTAGCAATTAAGGGTACAATTGACTTAGTGACAGAAACAGAAGAAGGCATTATTGAAGTAATTGATTGGAAGACAGGTCGTAGGTTAGATTGGGCTACGGGTGAGGAAAAAACATATGGGAAATTATGTTCAGATCCTCAGTTATTGCTATATAATTACGCAATTTCTAAGCTTTTCCCGCAATACAAGCAGTCAATAATGAGCATCTTTTTTATTAAGGATGGTGGTCCATTTTCCATGTGTTTTGATAAATCTGATGAAAAAAGATTTTTGGAGATGCTAAAGGAAAGATTCTTAGACATTAAAAATAATGAAAAACCACAGCCAATTTCCCCAAATAGAGAAAACTGGAAATGTACCAAATTATGCCATTATTGCAAAAATAACTGGCCGGGAACAGAAACCAACATGTGTATATATATAGAGAATAGTATCAAAACTAATGGGATAGAAAAAACTATCAAAAACTGTACGCGAGAAGGCTTTGAAATCGGATTTTATTCCGCTCCGGGTTGATTATGAGCAAACTTTTAACAATAGGAATGGCTACATATGATGATTTTGATGGAGTATATTTTACTACTCAAGCATTAAGAATGTATCATGATATATTGAAAAATATAGATTATGAAATTCTAATCATAGACAACAATCCAGATGGTAAGCATGGTCAATCCGTTAAGAATATGGTAGGCTGGATGCATGGTAACTGTAAATACATACCATATAACAGTAAGACTAGCACAGCAATCAGAGATGAAATCTTTAGGAATTCTTCTAGCAAATATACTGTATCTATTGATTGTCATGTATTTATTAAAAATGGTGGATTAGACGCACTGTTGCACTATTATGAAAACAATCCAGACTGTAAGGACATTATTCAAGGCCCAATGATATATGATGATCAAACTAGTTATTCCACTCAATTTGATCCAATTTGGCGTGGTGATATGTTTGGCGTATGGGGTACAAATAAACAAGCTTATGATACTGGAGAACCATTCGAAATACCAATGATGGGATTAGGATTATTTTCTTGTGAAACTAAAAACTGGTTAGGTTTTAATGAACATTTTAAGGGATTTGGTGGAGAAGAGGGTTATATACATGAAAAATTTCGCAGAAACGGCGGGAAAGCCATATGTTTACCAAAGCTAGAATGGTTACATAGATTTAATAGACCAGAAGGCGTAAAATACAGATTAGTATTGGAAGATAGAATTTGGAATTATTTTATAGGATGGTTGGAAATAACAAGAGATCCAAATGATATAATGGTATTAAGTATATACAACTATTTTAGAAATAGAATACCCAAAGAAAGCTTAGATAACATTTTTAATGACGCTAAAAAACTAATACTTGGAGACAATTATGCCAATTCCTAAAAGAAACAAAGATGAAGATAAAGATAAGTTCGTTTCACGCTGCATGAGTAGTGAAGTTATGAAAAAAGAATATCCAAGCTCTCAACAAAGAGTAGCCATTTGTATAGATCAAGCTACTGCCGACTGCGGTTGCGTAGAAGAAGCAGACTTTAGACTACAAATGGAGTCATTTGGTTATGAAGAGGAATTGACTGAAGAAAATATTTATATTCCATTACAGGCAGAGTATGAAGATTTTGGCGAAGAAATAGAAGAATATGATATTGCGGCAGAAAAGCCCGGATTGTGGGAAAACATTCGCAAGAAGAGGGATAGAATGGGCAAAAAATATAAGCCCGCTAAACCCGGAGATCCAGATCGTCCAGATCCAGAATCATGGAAAAAAGCACAATCTGGTGACGGAAGCGAAATGGCTGTTGAACAAATTCAAAAGATGCACGACCATCTGATGGAGATAGTCATGAGACTGAAAGGTATGGATATGCCAGTTGAGTTTCAAGATTGGACTAAAGATATGATTTCTAAAGCAGAAATTTATATACAAAATGTCTATGACTTTGTTAAGTATTATGAACCCGGTAAGTATGAGGATGAGTATACCGATAAAGAAGACGAAGTAGAAGAACCATCTGAAACAGAAACAGAAGAACCAGAAATGGAAACAGAAGAACCAGAAATGGAAACAGAAGAAGGATCATATGAATATCAAGATCCAAAAACTGGTGAAGTTTATACATACAGACGTAAGGGTTATTACGAAAAAGATGGCAGAGTATTAATGTATATGGGCAAAGCTAGTGAATATCAAGGAAGAAAAGTTACACTTAATAAACCATTCAGAACCCCAAGCGGTCCTAAGAAATTTGCTGTATATGTCAAGAACGAAAGTGGTAATGTCGTTATTGTTAGGTTTGGTGATCCAAATATGACAATTAAGAAGAACATTCCAGAGCGCAGAAAGAGTTTTAGGGCTAGACATAACTGTGATAATCCGGGTCCAAAATGGAAGGCCCGATATTGGGCTTGTAAGAGTTGGTAATGAAAGTGGGGGTTTCTAGTGTTAAGTAGCGTAAAAGATATAGATTACATCATACAAAACAATAAGATAAATGAACTAAGATATACAGACAATCCCAAAAAGTTTGCTGTAAAGTACAATTTATCTTGGAAAGATATACTAGAACCCCCACCTTTAAATAACAGCTTAGTAGTGGCTGATGAGTTGAACTATCTATCTAGATTAACTTCTAATCTATCAGATTCACAAGTAGAACTCATAAAGATAGTAGATAAAGATCCCAAATATCTATTTAAACAAACACTATTTAAACGTGGATTAGATTTTCCCGAAGAAGAGTTTAAAAAGTATTACGAAGTTTTGGATGATTATATTTTGACTGTAAAACAGTATTTCAACAGAGTAAGACCGGAATATCTAGGAGATATATTCGGGAAAAAGATAAATGTTATTGAGTCAAAGACTACAAAAACACCATCATATCCATCTGGTCATACTTGCTATGCAGTATTAGCCTGTATATTATGCTCTAGAATATATCCAAGTTTGATTCATGAGTTTAGAGATAGTATCAAAACGACTGCCTATTGCAGAGAAATGCAGGGCGTACACTACCCGTCAGACAACAAGGCTTCTGTGATTTTTGCAGAATCCATATTTCAACAATTGCAAAAGAAACTTGGTTGAGCTATAATAAGCTTGACCGTCATTATTTGAGAAGGAGTTGCTGTGAATTGGTTCCCATTGAAGAATTTTACTCATTACAGTTTGCTAAAAGGTTATTCGAAGCCAGCTGAATTAGCCCAAAAATGCAAGGAAAATGGATATCCAGCATGTGGCATTTGTGATTATAAGACATTATCTGGTGCGGTTGCTTTTTATAAAGCCTGCAAGAAGCAGGGCATAAAGCCAATCATTGGATGCTCATTTGATTTTGCTACACTTTTTGCCAAAAATAAAGACGGTTGGTACGAGCTAATTGAAATGGTTTCATCATTAGATGAAAATGGTAAATTGCCAGAGCAATATGATAATATAGATATTAGTAAAAATTTGATTAGTGTATACAATGCTCCTACTGAATCAATGCCTATTAGTTATTACACTGATAGAAAAGACGCAAAGCTTCACAGAGTATTATTATGTTCTGACATGAAGACTACTCTACCAAAAATAAAGAAAAGCATTAGGCCAGACAACAATGGTGGTATTAATGTAGACTCAAAATATCCACAAGAGCATATGGATAAATTAGTGTATTTCATGCAAGACTCTTTTTATGTCAAAGATAAGGATGAATCCAAGAGTCTAGATACATCTAAACTAAAAGAGATTTATGACCAGTGCGAAGACTATGATATTCTCAGTAAACCAATGTTGCCTAAATTTGAATGTCCAAATGGGGCATCAGAAGAAGATTATCTCAAAGAACTATGTCGTATTGGCTGGAAGAATCTATTAATAGATCAAAACAAGGTATCAAATGAAGAAGATAAGCAGAAGTATTTGAGTAGATTCAAGGAAGAGTTTGACGTTATCAAAGATGCTAATCTATTCGGATATTTTCTTATTGTGCGTGATATTATCAAGTACGTTAATGACATGGATTGGCTATCTGGCCCCGGTAGAGGATCTGCCGCAGGTTGTTTAATTTCATATTTGATTGGTATCACAAAGATTGATCCAATAGAGTTTGACCTTCTATTTGCAAGATTTTATAATGCTGGACGAAATAGTGCTGATCATATATCTCTACCAGATATTGATATAGATGTTCCCGGTACTAAACGTGATGAAATTATTGCATATCTAAAAGATAAGTATGGTAGCAGTCGAGTTAGCCAAATGTTAACATTCGGCAGACTTCAAGGAAAGAGTGCTATTAAGGAAGTTTTGCGTGTTAATGAGGCTTGCTCATTCTCTGAAATGAATGCTATAAGTAACTGCATACCAGACGAGGCAAGAATCTCAGATCAGTTAGCAGAAATGGATGACGAAGATCGATCTATTATCAAGTGGGCTTTGATCAATAACTCTGATGATTTAAGAGATTTCTGTAGAATATTAGAAGATGGAAAACTTGAGGGAGAGTATGCTGAGTATTTTGAGCAAGCCATACAGATAGAGGGTACTTTTAAAACTCAGGGTAAACATGCTGCTGGAGTGGTTATATCCGCAGAGCCTTTACAAAAAGTATGCCCAATGGTAAAACAAAAAGGATCATCAGAAAAGGTTGCCGGACTTGAAATGGCAGACTTAGAGGCACTGGGTCATGTAAAGTTTGACGTTCTAGGAATCAATTTACTAGATAAAATTATGAAAATTCAAGATATAATAAAAGGGGGGAAAACATGTTATTCTTAGAAAATGTAAAAAAGAATTTTCCAAATTTGAAAAATATTTTTGAAGTTGGAGCGCATCGTGGTGGTGATATATTTGACATAATTTCTATTTGGCCAGACGCTAATATATATGCCTTTGAAGCAGATCCTACTAACTTTTCAATACTGAACAACAAGTTTGCTGAACATGATAAAGTTCATACATATCATATGGCAGTAACAGATACTAGCGGATCTGTAACTTTCAATAGATATTATCCACTTGACACTATAAATGATGAAGATACTTTTGTAGGACAAAATTGCCAAAATACTGGGCAAGGTTCTATTTTAAAACCCGGTAAAGGGATGAAAGAAATTTTCAAAGTCAATAATGTTTATCAGACCTTTGATGTAGAGTCTATAAGCCTTTATGATTTTTGTAATAGATTCAATGTTGATTCAATAGATGCAATCTTTATGGATGTACAAGGTGCAGAATATAATGTATTTATTGGTTGTAATAGTATGATCGATACATTGCAGGCGACTATCTTCGAATGGTCTAAAAACTACATAATGTATGAAGGAGAGACATCATTCGATGATATAGCTAATTTTTTGAATAAGAACGGGTTAACTGAAACCAGCCGAGAATATCAGTTTTTTGAAATATCTGGAGACTCACTATTTGTGAGAAAATAATGGCTAATAGGGACTATATTATATTTGACTTTGAAACAGGATCACGTAACCCACATCGCACACAGCCAACTCAAATTGCTGCTATTGCTTTGGATGGAAGAAGTTTTAAGTTAAAGGGGGAATTCAATAGTGAAATACAGCCAATACTCGACAACGAAAAAGCTATATCTCTAGGGCTAGATCCCGTAGAAGATGAAGCACTAAAGATTACAAGAAAAACAAGAGAACAATTAGAAAAAGCACCATCACTCAAATCTGTGTGGTCTAAGTTTACGAACTTTGTAGATCAGTATAACTGGAAGGGTGAGCCATTTTTTAATCCTATCCCTGTTGGTTTTAATATCATTGGCTTTGATATGATCATAATAAATAGACTGTGTAAAGAATTTGGACCTTGGGACAAAGACCGAGAACAACAGAAATTGTTTAGTAAAGTATACAAGATTGATATTATGGATAATGTCTTCGCTTGGACCGAGAGTGATCCAACTGTAAAGTCAATTAGCATGGATTCACTGAGAGATAGAATGGGACTTAGCACAGAAAATGCTCACGACGCTTTGCAAGATGTCAAAGATTCTGCCAATATATTTATCAAATTAATGAAAACTCACCGTGCGGTATATCAGAATATGAACTTTGACAAAGCATTTGCTAATGGCAACCTATATGTCAAGTGAGCAAAAATGCATTTATTGTCAACAAGTCAAAAGTCTATCAGATTTTCCTCCTCATAGTAGATATAGACTTGGCGTTGATGACAGATGTAGAGATTGTATTAAGGAACATACATCTATAAGAAAAAAGCTAAAACTATCAGCACCAGATAAACCCACAGTGTGCGAATGCTGTGGTAAAATTCCAAAAATTCATCCAAAAACTGGAAAGCCAACGTGGTGCCTAGATCATAATCATACCAATAATGAATTTAGAGGATGGGTGTGTGATAGATGCAATTCTGGAATAGGAAAACTTGGGGACAATATTGAGGGATTGGTAAAAGCTTTGAATTACTTGTTGTCGAGGAATAAATGATTGATATCAATTATAATGACGCAGAAACTTGGAAACTATTTGCCGAAGGCAAAACAAAAGGCATCTTCCAGTTAGAAAGTAATCTTGGAAAGTCTTGGTCCAAGAAGGTGGCACCAACTAACATAGAAGAATTATCTGCATTAATTGCCATCATTAGACCGGGAACTTTGAAAGCTTTTGTAGATGGAAAAAGTATGACACAGCATTATGTAGACAGAAAACATGGCAGGGAAGAAGTAACATATTTACATCCAGCCTTGGAAGAAATATTAAAACCAACCTATGGAGTTCTAGTATACCAAGAACAATCCATGCGTATAGCAGAGAAAATTGCTGGATTCAATCTACAAGAGGCTGACGTTCTTCGTAAGGCGATTGGAAAGAAAAAGGCTGATCTCATGAATGAAGTCAAAAAATCATTCATAGCTGGTGCAGAGCGTGTAGGAACCGTTTCTAAGGAAGACGCAGAGCAAATCTTTGGATGGATTGAAAAATCTGCACGATACGCATTTAATAAATCGCATAGCGTTTCATATGCAGTATGCTCATATTGGAGTGCCTATTATAAGGCTCATAACACTCAAGAATTCTTTTTATCCTACTTATATTATGCTAATGAAAAACAAGATCCTCAAAAAGAGGTATATGAATTGATTTCAGAGGCAAAGCTTTTTGATATTGAAACCAAAACTCCTAATTTGTCAAACTTTCAAACAAAATTCAACATAAAAGACGGTAAAATATACTTTGGAATCAAAGACATCAAATCTCTTACAGGTGCAACTGGTGACAAATTAATAGAAGCAATAGATCAAGCTGAAAAGGAACTAGATAAAAATATCAATAATTTCACTTGGCTAGAAATTTTATTATTCGTGTCATCAAAAATAAGTTCTACCGCTTTTAAGGCTCTTGCTTCTATAGGATTCTTTAGAAGCAAGAATAGCAATGTAACAAGAAATAAAGCTTTGTATGACTATGAAATCTATAGAACATTGACTAAGGCAGAACAATCTTGGGCCGTAGAGCATTATAAGGATAAAAAGTGGGCTAATTTTATTAATTGCCTAAAAGATTTAGCACCAACAAAAAAGGAAGGCGGCGGTACGCACAAAATAGATCGTAAGCAGGCTGTAGAAAATGAGATACATTTATTAGTTAATCCACCGTATGATCTTGAGGATGACCCAAGCTGGGTTATAGATCAAGAAGTAAAATATCTTGGATGCCCAGTAAGTATGACTAGGGTAGAAACATCAGACACTTCAGCAGCAAATACTACTTGTAAAGAAATTGTGAATGGAAAAAAGGGAAAAGATATCTGCATAGTGGCAAATATACAAAGATTATCAGATTATACTATCACAAAGGGAGAATCCAAAGGACAATTAATGTCATTTCTAACTATAGAAGATGATACATGCCTTTTAGATAGCGTAATAGTATTTCCAAAAGTGCGAGATAAATACAAGTATATCATGTATGAAGGTAATAATTTGATATTTTGCGGTTCAGTGAGCGACAAAGATAGTTCGTTTATAGTGGAAAAAATACACGAAGTGTAGTCTGTTTTATTGAGTTGTTGTTGCTAATATATTAAGATAGGAGACAAAGATGAATATGTGTTCTTTTACGGGATACTTGGTAGAAAATCCAAGAGTCTCAATGGTTGGAGATGTAGTCATGGCACAATTTACGATGGTCATATATACCTATCGTAAAACTAAAACTGGCGAAAAAAATAGAATTCCAACCTATGTTAACTGCGAGGCTTGGCACACAGGTGCGGAAACTTTAGAAAAGTATGCTGTTAAAGGTACTAAATTAGTAGTACATGCCTCTGCCAAGAATTCAAGTAAAGACAGTGATGATATTGTTTTTAGAATTAATGAGTTTGATTTCTGCCACAAGGACTTTGAAGACTAATGAGAAAACCAAGAATATTATTTTGTAGCGAAGCAACATTCCTCAATACTGGCTATGCGACATATACAAGAGAAATTTTGAACTATTTATATAGTACTGACAAATACGAAATAGCAGAAATGGCTTCGTATGGCGAACGAACAGAT